GCGTGAATTCAAACTTCTCAGCTAGTGTTCCGTTGATAGTTTTGTGTTCGCCACGTGGAGATTCTACATAGTATTCGTAAACTGGTTCGATTTCTCGAAGAATACGACGACCGTTTACACGTTCAGCAACATGCAGAACTTCTCCGGTACGCTTTCTATCCATATATCCATCTATATACATCTTATCTCCTTATATTAACGCAATTAAAAGCATAATGCCCCATTCATTGGGGCATTATTTACTACTTCAAAACTATATTAGTAGTCTGAGTCATCCATTTGAGCTAGATTGCCAGACACGGTAAGAATAGTTTCAACTTCATCTTGAGCACGAACTTTATCGAAGAAATCTTGCTTATAGATACGCATTGCAGCAGACTTTAGCTTAGCCTTATCAAGACCAATTTCATCAGCTAGAGTATCCATGAAGTCGCTATAGGATTCTTTGATTGTGTCAATATGGGTTAGTTGAACTACAGCAGAATTAAGGCCATCTTTTAGCTTTTTACGTTGTACGTCATTTAGCTCGGTTGCTTCAATTTTAGATTCTGTTTTCTTAGCCATTTGTGTTTCTCCATGTTATAAAAAAAGCACCCCGACTTTCCGTTGGGATGCTCATATTATACCAGATCTTTTTCTGGCGTTTCATTTTTCTCATCACTGAGTGATGCTGACCTTTATCGTAGTATTACGTCTTGCTTTCAACCATGAACCAATAACTTCATTGTCTGGTGAGGCATTTCTGTAAGTTTTTGCTTGAATTCGCATAGTTATTACAACTTTATCACCTGACGCATCAGTTAATGTTACGGTTGGTGATGCTCCCCAAGGGAGTACTGCATGTGTCAAATATCCAGTTGCTGAAGTTGCATTACACGCAATATAGAAGCTGCCACCATGACCTGAACCTTGGCAACATAACGCATGGAAATAGAATCCAGAAGTGTTATTACCAATACTATTAACAGGGAAGTATGGAGATGGGAACTGACCTTTAATACTACCGATCTTCGCACGTTCCAATCCACCCATATTCTGGAAGCCAACATATTCTTCGCTAAAACCAGACATATATCCTACGCCTAAATCAAAACCAACAGATTTACATGCAAAATCGCTGAATTTTATAAGACCAGATGGTTTTCCTGCTAATGCACGTTCTTCAGGGTTACCGATTCTAAAACCGTAACCCGCATTTCTACCCAATTCAACGTTAATATCGGATGCTTTAATTGTACCAGTACAAGGTATCATTATTTCTCTCCTCTATTGAATTGTTCATTAAATCCAGCAATCAATAGTGGGATTAATGCAATATAGTTAACTTTCAAGAAACCAGACTCATCGGTAGTAACAGCTTGTGGGAAAACTTCTTGAACTTGCTGTGCAATTACCATTGATTTTTCAACTTTACTTGGGTCATCAATCATATTACCAAGAATACCCATGATTTTACCTAACTTATCAGTTGCACTTTCAATTGGTTTAATATTTTCTTTCAATCTTTCATCAGAGAAAGCCCAAATATCACCTGTTGCGGTAATCTGTCCGTTAACATTTAATTGACCCGTTGTAGCGGCACCGCTAATTGATAAACTACCACCAGTTACTGCACCAGAAACGTTTAATGATGATGCCGATATATTACCATTACCATTAATTGCAACTTCAGCACCGCCTGCACTTCTAAGACGTAAAGTACCAGTACTTGCACTATGATAAATTGCGGCACGTTCACCACCTGCTGCATTCTGGAACCAGAATACAAGATTAGTATCGTTTGCACGAACAGCAGCACTATTAGCAATAGTCAATGAACCAGTCATTACATCACCAGCTTTCAATACATATCTGTTATCGCCTGCTGCTTGGTTCAATGCTGAACTTGGTTCTGCAATATTATAAAGAATAGCAACGTTAAAGTGGTCAACATCAATATTAGAAAGATCGTGACTGTGGGAAGTGGTATTACCGTTAGGATAAATTGCATAAGTAGTACTTAATGCTATTCGGCTATCACTACCATCAATCCCACCAGTTAAGCGTGAATTCTTATCACCAAATACACCAACACCCTGATATGAACTACCATCATTCCAAGTTTTACCAAAGATAAAATATGCATCATCACTTTGGTCACCAGACAAACCACTCATTCTACCAGTACCATGATAATGTAGTGGTTGAGAAATTGAAGTCGAGCTAATAGTACCTTGTGCTGAAATTACCGAGTCAGTTTTTGTTAAACCACTGGTGTTAATACCTTTCAAATACGCATTCTGGTTAAGATTAGGAATTTGTTTAGTAATAACAGTTGTGCCGTTCCAAGTCCAATAACTACCATCAGCAAAACACCAACCAGTTTTAGAAACATATGGTGCTGCTTGAGTACCGTTACGTCCATTTTGACCGCCAGTTACACCACTCATTTGTTCGCGAATGTTTGCAACGGATTGACCAGAAGATAATGAATAATGCATTATACTTCCTGGAGGTGAGGTTGTGAATAAACCAGGAATATCACCTGTTCCACCCGCATTACTAGATGGGAATACAATGTTTAAATTGGTTCCACTTACACTTGCAGAAGGTACTGAGCTTGAACTATAAGATACAGTACTTACACGGTTCGCAAGTTGATTGTTAATTTGTGTAATTTGTGTATAAATTGGTGCAAGAATTACATCGGCACCTTGTAACTCAACCCATGAAATACCATTATGATATTTTAGTGTTTTTGAGTTAATGTCAAATACTACCGCACCAGCTTCACCAGTGGGTAATTGTTTATTTGGGAACACAACGGACGAAGCATCAAGTCTTAAAGGACGTGGCATACTAGTAGTACCACCTTCGATGACTATAGTCGCTGTATTCGTGCTAGTCATTGTATTACTAGCATGATTAAATCTTATACTCATATAAATCAATCCTCGCGTTTATATATTATAGAGATATTTATGATTTAGTCCATGTCTTCTTCTAAATCGTCAAGTACTGCATCTATCATATTAGCTGCAAGTTTCTTTGGCATTTTATACCATTCTTTTCCAACACCTTGTGTAGCGTTCATCTGCTTTAATCTTTTATTAACTTCTTTCTCAGCAGCTTTGGCATCTTCAAAAAAGACTTCATGGAAAACTTCATAATCTCTAAACGGAGAACCAGTTTGATATGTACTTAGGCGAGTTTTCATTTCTTCTTTTGATGTAAACCCAATCTTTACCCACTCAGGCCAAGCTTGGTTTACGATAACATAACAGATTTGATTGGACATAGTTTTACCCTCTTTTTAAGTGGGTTATTTATCCTCTCAGAATCTGTACCTTTATACCTTTATCATTAAGATTAGAAAGTACTGGATTAGCATTTAGCACCTGACGGGTGACATTTTGCTGACCATATTCATTCACTAGAACGCTGACACTACCGAATTGGCTTGGCATTTCGTTAAGCATTGGTGCATGAGGATTATCACTAGTTAATCTATCCTGATAAAGCTTAGTGTATTCGGCGTATGTCATTTCTTCAAAATCGCAATACATAATATCTTGAACATAAGTATTAAAATTATAAAACACTGCATCTGAACCACAGCAAAGTATTCCTAATTCTTCGATATACCCTACGGTTTTGTATTCTTGATACAATATCTCAAAACGGCTATGTACACTTCTGTGATATTTTTGTTGAGTATTGGTGTACACTACAACTGTGGCATTTGGTTTGATGATCATATAATTTTCTCCATGATTATACCACATTATTGAAAGTTGTTTCATATGGTATCGGTCGTATTTAGTTTACGGATGCCAGAAACGCGAAAAGGACGCCTAAGCGTCCTTTTCTTTTTTAACATCAGATTTGTTTTAAACCTAAATGATACTTCAAATTACATGAAGGTTACGTTGCGGATAGCAATTTTGCTGTAGTAGTCAGCAGCGTTACCTAGAGATGAAGTACTGTCAGTTAGCTGTACATAACCGTAACGAGTTAGGAAGCTAGTAACTAGTTCACCAGTGTTAGGGTCCATTACAGTTCCAGAAGCCATTAGTGGGATGTATGGGCAATAGAATACACCAGCATCAGTTTCTTGGTTTCCTTTGTAACCGATTAGTACATCAGTGCTGTCATCAGCATAGGTATCAACATAGATACGCATAGTTGAGTTTAGAACACCAACGAACTTAACGTTAGTAGGAGCTTCGAAAGTACCTTCAGTAG